CCATTCCAAACATTACCATTAAGGGTATCAGACCAATATATTGTATGTTTATTGTTTGTTATATCAGCTACCCATAAACGACCATAAGCCGCCAATACTTCATTAGCTTGGAAAGGTGCTATGGATGACCCTCCAACACTAGGAGCAACATATCCTGTGACTGCTGTTAGTTTCACAAGCCCTTGAGAACCAGAGTCTGTATAAACTAAAGGTTCATGTCCTCTTTGATAAAAATAAACATGATCGTTAAAGTTGACAACCTTCCAGTTGTTAGCACTTATAGTATAAAGTGCAGGAGTTATGTCAGTTAAAGTTGATGTACCACTAAATATTTTATTGTTACCTGCTGAGAAAACAACTTTGTCACCACTTTTATCTAAGGACTCAAATATTGTTTCTACTTTTACAGTGCTTGTACTTACTGCTGAAGCCCCTGCGGTATTTGTAGCTGTAGACAACAACACTGAGCCTTTCCTAGCCCCTACGCGCCCTAACTTGTCAATAACACAATTAGTTGCAACAGACGCATAACTAGGATCAAGACCCACAGGAGAGTCCTGCGTATTAATACCGCCAAACGCAGGTGCATTAATTGTTACGTTCTGTAATTGTTGAGCCACTATACTGGTCTCCAAATAGTTTCTTCTTCCTGTCTTGCAACATCAAGAGCAATCATGTCACCTAATGTTTGATCTGCAATAGCAAACAGTTCCGCTGAGGATGTACCACCAGTTTCCCCTCGCTCCCTTGAAGCCAACGCTACTGCATAATGTATTACAGGATTGGAAGGAACATACAAAGTAGTACTGTCAGCAACCATAGGTGCTTTCTTATCCACAGCATTAACACGTATGACATACTCTTTGTCAGGTATAGGATATAGGTCAATTAAAGCTTCCCCTGTCTCACTAAAGCCATTCCAAGAGTAGTACACAGGTGAGCTATTAGGTACACCACTATTTAAGTAAGCGTTGTTCATCCAGTGGGATGACACAGGTCTCATAAAGTAGTTGGATGTATCGTTAATAACATCCAATGTTTTAAGGCTGACATCCGAATCAGTTAGCTGATAACTAAATGTATTAGCTACTGTGTTAATAGTAAATGTTGTACGTAGTGAAGACCAATCCCAAGAGTCCTCTACAATCCTTTTAGCATCGTTTACAAACTCTCCTATTAACTTAGAATAGCTGTTATTCGATACAGACGTAATTGTATCATCTTCCCTTAGCCGCCTTAGTACACTTTGTACAAGTTGTAAATAAGTCATAAGAGTATGTATCCTTGCTTTGTGAATTTCATTAGTTGTTCCTTTGAACGCCCTTTGTTTTTTCTACTGTTCTCATTGCGCCCAGTCCTAACATACCAAGAAGAACAGGCATCATTGTTGACAAATCAATTAAAGGAACAACGATTGTAGACTTGGATAAAGCAAGCGCAAAGTTTGCCAACGGGATAAGAAGAAAGTTACTCGCCATACCAAGGCAACAAGTCCACCCAACAGCAGGTCTCCAACCAGAGACAAAAAGCGACTTATGTCCTGCGCTAATCTTGTTAATTTCAATTTGCCCTTTAGCAAGCTCTTGTGCGTGTTTTTCAGCCATCGTTGTGATCTCATGCACAAGCGCATTCTTCTTATCTTTGTCCTCTATAAATTTATCCAGTAAACCTGAGACAGGGCCAATTAATGAAGTAATAATGGACATTATGCAGTCCTTTTCCACATGTATACAACAATGGAGGGCTGTATGTTGTTGTGTGCGCTACCGCCACCAGTAGACCCAGTGTTGCTAGAGGAAGACTCAGCTAACTGACCACCGCCCCCACGGTCATTATTAATTGCAGTATATTGCATAGCAGTAAAACTATGTGTGTGAGCAGGAAGCTCATCAGTAGTCAACGTGTGCGTCTTAGCACCTCTTTCTTCTTCCGCTGTATCAAAGTCAGTGTCAGTAGAATCTAAACTTACAAGCGCTCTACCTGCTCCAAATACAGCCCAAGTACCACCAAATAAAGTAGCAGGGGACGTAGCAACAACGGAAATATAAACTGCACCTACAGGATAAGCTTGCAATGCTCCTGCAATCTCAACTATAGCATTAGAGCTATTCTTTGAGTACAACTTTTTATCCGCTGTGTTGACTGCTAGTTCAGCACCGCTTGAAGTTTGTGTAAGGTTTCCTGCGACAGGGACTGCGCTAGCTGAAGAACTTACTTTAGTTAATAGAGTAGTCATAATTATTTCTTACCTAATAGTTGTTGAACGGTATCACTTTCATATATACGTAAACCCAACCAAACAATAGTAAATAAAGAAGCAATAGGTGGAAGCCACGCGCCTATAGTTAATATTGCTGTTGAAGCCGCCGCTATATCCACTACTTCCTTAGTTTCCTCAATCATTGTTTTTTCCTTGTGCTTGTTCACTTCAATGGGTTAGAAAGGTAGTCCATTGCAGACCACAGGTCTTCTACCTCTCTCTTAATTGTAGCTATCTTTGCTTCAAATCCACTGACCTTCTCTGTGACTAACTCAGCCTTTGTTACTGTGGCTTTCATAGATTCAATTTCTTTCTCAAGGTCATCTACATTTTCATCAATGAGTAACAACTTGTCTTGCTGATCAATTATTGTTTGTAGATTAGCTCCAAGGGTTGCTAGTTTTCCTTGTAACTGCGATACATTATTGTCTGCTAACTCTTGCTTAATTAACTCAATCTCACTCAGGAGTTCTTGCTTGTTTGTTACAACTTGCTCTTGAAGCGGCGTAATGTTTGGTATCTCATTTAACTCTACAGACTCAAGCCGTGAATACAAGCTACTTGCTGTCCACACACCACCACCCAAGGTTGTTGCAAGACTAAACAAAATTGCAATGTACACACCTTTAAAGGATGTGCCGCCAATCTTTAACTCAGTCTCTTCTAGGCTCATGTGTTGTCACTTTCTTCATCTTCACAATCAACTTGATACATGAAGCAATTAAATCCTAAAGCTGTCGGGCCAGTGTTGTAGAACAAACTCTCGTAACCTGTATTAAGAATGTCAGTTTCCGTTGCATAAATGTCTAGGCCGTAATCACCCTGCCCATTTAGGTAAATACTGCTAACTGTCTCACTAGATGCCCATGCCAATTCAACAGCTTGGTTAGTAGAACTGTAAGTAAGAGTGTTATCTTCTACGCGAGTGTTGTTGTCTATTGCACCCTGATCTAGAAATGCTACCGCTTCTGGGTTCCCTGCTACAGCTAAGAAAGCTCCTGCCGCATTAGCGTGTTCTTCAATATCATCTAGACTTTGGTTGTAGGTGTCAGCATCTTCTTGGCTAACAGACATATCATTCTGCGCTATGTAATCTTGGACTTCTGCTTGGTCATCTGGAGTCTCAGCGGTTTCTGCTCTTTCTGCTACTTCCTGTACCTCTAGCATACCCACAACGACAGCAGTAAAATCTCCGATAGCGTCTTCCATTGCGTCGAGTTCGCTTTGTGCTTGCTCGTTCAAGTAATCTTCTGCTGAACCATAAGGCATATAATTGACCATGCCAGACAAAGCGGAGTTATAAGCAGTGACTTGCTCGCTAGAAATGTAATAGTTTCCTGACAGTTGACCGCTTGAAATACCCATGCCTGTTTGAGATGCGTGGTGTGCGCCACCAACAAACATTATGCCTTTGTTAATCTGATCAACAATTGCACTGGATGTTTCTATTAGGGTGTCAAGTTCACTTGATTGAACGCCTGAACATAACAGACACAGGCTCATCAGAACCGCTTTCTTCATTTTCATCATCATCTGATCCTATTCCTAAAATTGAGTTGTACCATTTTTGTGTGTCGCTGTACTTCGGCGTTGGTGGTTTTTTAGACCACGTTGCCTTACGTCTTACTGCTACTTCACCATAATCAGGGATGTACAAATTAGGCTGTGTCTTCATTAATAGAAAAGCACGTTTACCCACAACTAGTTTTCCGCTTGCAATCAAAGGACAAGGAGTAGCTGAAAGCATCATTGATCTAAAGGTTTCAACACTGCCTTGGCAAAGACGACTGATAGCCGCTACCTTCATTCCTAAATCACTTAAAAGCTTGGCATCCCTGCGACGATTACAATCAACATCCTTTTGATACGAACCGTCTGTATAACCAATCAGTCCTGTTTGGATGCTACGGCCTGACCCTTGTAAGCAAGTTTCCATGCCGTTCGACATATAGCTAGGGGCTATTGCTGAACCCACTGGCATATCAGAGGAACTTCCTGCTCCGTTGTATGTGTTGCTTACTGACTCGTCCTTACTGTTGTTATGCGAACTAACAGTTGATCCAACAGTATTGGTATTCAAACTACCGTCTTGCGTATTGTTTGAATCCGTATCACCCATTGGCTCTTCTTGTGCAATTAATGATCCGCTCAAAAAGAATA